CAGCATGGGTTACTAAGTCAGGTGGCTCATCACCTTTAACAACTAAGGGCGATCTTTATACTTACTCAACAACCGACGCAAGATTGCCAGTAGGCACAAACGGACACACACTTGTAGCGGATTCTAGTACCGCAACAGGTTTGGCTTGGGCGGCTGCTGCTGGTGGTGGCAAAGTGTTGCAGGTTGTTGTTGGAACAAGTACAACATCAGTTTCAAATTCTACAAACACTTACGCTGATACTGGATTATCTGCAACAATTACGCCCGCTACTACTGGAAGCAGAATTTTGATATTAGTGGACCACGGAACTGTGTATAAATCTAGCGATAATGCACAAAATCAAATTAACTTTAAATTATTTAGAGGTGCAACAGAAATTAAATTTAGTAACTGGGGATGGACTAATACATCAATGAACCTTAAAGGCTACTCTGGCGATATTATGGTAGATAGTCCTTCATCTACTTCGGCTTTAACTTACAAAACGCAATTCAGAAATGAAAATAACACGGCAGAGGTAATTGTAATTGGTGGCGGTGTTAGTGCAACAAAAGGTTCAATTGTTCTAGTAGAAATAGGTGCATAATGTATATTAGAGGTGGAGAAGTATTACAAATGCTTTGCCCTCAAGGTGGCTGGATTTTAGTAGGTGATTCTTTTGAAGGAATTACTTGGGTAGATGATCGGCCAAGATGTACTAAATCAGAATTTGAAGCAGGTTTTGCAAAAGTTGAGGCTTACAAAAAAGAACAAGAAATTGCAAAAACAAACGCCAAAGCCACAGCCGAATCTAAACTATCAGCACTTGGATTAACTACTGAGGATTTAAGGGCTTTAGGCCTCTAAGCACAATCCTCTGAGATTGTTCTCGGAGGATAAATTGGAAAATATGAAACCATGGTTATCAAAAGCGGCGGTTCAACTGCGTGAGCAGATCGACGACGCTTACCAAGATCGCAGCCGGAAATCTGATGGGTGGGCGGCTGATCTGCGTCACCAATTACGAGGTAAGAGCGACCACATACCCGACAGCAAAACCGGAGTCGTTAGGGCTATCGATGTTGACGCTCGCCTTTCTGACGACAAAGGGGCTTCAGCATATTTGGCAGATCAAATTCGACAGTATGCAAAAAGTTACGGACGTATATCTTATGTAATTCATTTGGGGAAAATTGCCTCTCCGATTATGAATTATAAATGGAGAAAATACCGAGGTTACAACCCACACAATCACCACATCCATATTTCATTCCGTAAAGACCAAGATAAAAATTCAGAGTTTTTTGATATACCACTAATAGGGGGCAAAAATGCAAAATAAAGCAATTGAAATAATCCAGTCTTATGGACGAAGTGCGTTTGTCTGTTTGTTGACAATTTACGTAACTAACCCTTCCGGTAATTTCGATGACATTTGGAAGGCCTTTTTAGTGGCTTGGGTAGCACCAATTTTGAGAGCCTTAAATCCTGACGACCCTGCTTTCGGTATCGGTAGTAAAGAGTAATGACAGCCCTTGAGTGGGCTGGTTTTTTAGCAGGAATCACAACCACACTAATCGGACTTCTCGCCGGCCTTCGATGGCTAGTCAGAGGATGGCTTAATGAACTCAGGCCTAATGGCGGTAGTTCAATGAAAGATCAATTGACACGCCTTGAGCAAAGAGTCGATGAACTCTTTATTGTCATAACTAGGAAGTAGACTCTACCTATGGCTACTAAACGCAAACCTAAAAAGAAGGTTGCTAGGAGACGGCGCACAACTAAAGAGCCAGTTCTTACTAAGTTAGATTTTTGGGCGATAGCCGCTAATGAGGTTTATATGGCTTGCAGAAAATCAGGAATGGACGAAGGAACAGCCCTTGCCTTTGCAATGGATAGAGCCTCTTATCCTGACTGGATTGTGGATACTAAAGACCCAATTAAAAATCCATTAGACGACTTTGACGAGGATGACGATTAAGCGAATCGCCTTTATAAGTGATCTCCAGTCTCCGTTTATAGACGAAAAAAGCGTCAAACTGGTAGGAAAGTTTTTAAGGAAATGGAATCCTCACCGGACTATTCAAATCGGTGATGAAATCGATCTACCTCAATTAGGTGGATTTAATGCAGGAACAATAGATGAGATGGTTGGGAACCTAGATGATGATAGAAAGTTTACGCAAGAGGTACTTCAGTATCTCGGTGTTACGGATGTACTAGGTAGTAATCATGGAATCAGACTTTACCGATCAATCAAAAAAAGATTACCCTCTTTCCTCAACCTACCCGAACTGCAGTATGAACGTTTTATGGGGTATGATAAACTCAAGATTAAATTCCACCCCTACGGACTTGATTGGGCGTACGGCTGGACGGCAGTTCATGGAGACTCTTTCCCTCTTAGTCAAGTCCCATCACAAACGGCCTTAAATGGGGCTAAGAGGCTTGGTAAGAGTGTAGTTTGTGGGCATACCCATAGACTAGGGTTATCGGCCTTTACAGAGGCTTCCAGAGGCCAAATAGGGCGTACCGTATGGGGATTAGAGGTCGGAAATCTCGTTGACCTTGCCTCAAGTGGAATGGCCTATACAAGGGGTTACGCCAATTGGCAACAGGGCTTCGCAGTAGCCTACGTGCAAGATCGTAAAGTGCAGGTTATACCTATACCTATCAACAACCATAGTTTTATTTTTGAAGGTAAATTGTATGAGTAGGCAGACCGATTATGAGCCTAGAGATATAGATGAACAAATTGACGCCTTTGACGAATTAGGGCTTATATAACAAAACTGTTATAAGACACGCCGGCACCGATATTGATGGTGTCGGTTCTATCTGTCATCCTTCTCGTATCCAAGTCACTCGCTTGGTGTAACGGAAAGGTACAAAATGAATTTAACATTCATAGACTTCGAAATGCTAACCGAAAACCAAATGCAGTTCAAAGGTATTGATTGGGAAGCCCAAGCCGATAGATTCGACCAAGCCCCTAACTTTGAATATGAATATATTTATTGGGTAGAAAATAGTGCCGCCTTAGTCTTGGCGACTAAATACCTACAACAACAAGGTCATGAGTATCAGATCAATTACGACCTGAGATTTGACCAACCTATATTTACAACAAACTTCGCCGGTTCATGGGTGAATGCATGAAAATCAACGGACTGACAATTTTGTGGTTCATGATAGCAACCGGACTACTTGCCTACGCAGTTAGTTTATGGCAAACCGAGGTTTACAATCGGGGCTATTGGCGTGGGCGTGCGGTGGGTTGGGATATGCACCGCCGTATGATAACTATAAAAAAACTATCGGACGAGGTATTTGACTATGAACAGAACAAATGACTTATTTGACGAGGTAAGGACTACCTTGTCTGAAAGGGGTAAGTTTTATGGTTCTAGTCGAACCAATCATGAAAGAATCTCGGAGTTATGGAGTGCCTACCTTGGTGATTACATTTCACCAATGCAGGTCAGTATCTGCATGTGCCTCGTTAAGATCAGTCGTCTTAGTGAGTCGCCTAACCATATCGATTCAGTTAAGGACGGTATCGGGTACCTCGCAATATATAATCAAATACTCAAGGAGTACGATACAGAATATAAAGGTGAGATAGATGGCATTTGACCTCAGTAAGTACATGACCGCAGAGGAACGAATTGAACTCTTTGCGAAAGATAATCCGGACATGCGTCAAAAGTCTGAACGTGAGATTGTTGACGGTATGGTTTATGTAACTGTTATTTTATGGCGGACATGGGCTGACCCTCATCCTTGGGTTTATGGGATGGCGGCTGAAAGTCTTAAAACTCAGTTTGCGGTAGAAAAAACAGAAACGTCCGCTTATGCAAGAGCGATTACAAATACTGGATTGCCTCAGTACTCGACAACAATTGACGGCCAAAAGGCACCAAGAGCAAACAGGGCTGAAATGGAAAAGGTTGTTGCAGAAAAAGAGCAGACCTTCAAGGAGAAACTTGAGGCAAGACAAAACATATACGGCCAGTCAGGAAACTCTAAGAAAATAGAACTAGCACTTAGAGAATCTTTTGCCGCTGATAAGCCTGAGCCGGAACCTGTTGAATGGTCAGTTGGTGACGTGGTTGATAACTTACCTAAGTCTGAGCCAATGCCAATGCCTTGCGAAAATGGCAAAACAAAGTTACTTCAGGGTATCAGCAAGGGCGGAAAACCGTATTACGGTCATGTATGTAATTGCGGAAAACCTAAAGATCAACAATGTCCTGCACAATGGGCGAAGTTATCAGCCAATGGACGCTGGTACTTCGACGGTCAAGAAAATGGGTGATATGGAAATCATTGAGCCAAGTGGGTTGAGGTTGACCTTTACTGATAACGGCGTGGTACCGGATTTCGTACCATTGTCAGAATGTTGTGAAATATGCAACGACCCAAGAATGATAAATGAAAACGGCGTACTTAAATGCGTCGTTTGTCATGGGATAAACCATATAGAGTATAAATCGAATGATAGTTGAACTTAGTAAGGACGAGGTAAGGGTTTGCACTCAGTTAGCCATTGAAAGATGGCTGGCCAAGTGGGATTCTATTGATCGTCCTAACTATGCTGAAGGCAAGGCCAATGGCAAATTAGAACATGAGGTACTAGCCAACATAAGAGCCAACGTGTGCGAATGGGCAGTTGCTAAGTTATATAACATTTCATGGAATGTACCTTGGTATCCAAATGAGTTGCATCCTCTACGACATGCAATTTCAGACGTTGGCTTTCAATGTGAGGTGAGATCGGTAAGAACAGCAAAGGCAGTTCCCTTTTGGGAAAAAGATATGAATAAGTTGTTGATCGCTACTAAGTGCCTTGATGAGGCTACCTTCTCTCAAGTCTACGTTTTTGGCCACTTAGAGCCTCACCTGTTTATGATCGATGAGTTTTACGATGATGAGATTAGCGGCTGGAGAATTCCTTTAGAGATGTTTGAGTTGGCAGATGAGCCAACACCGTAAACACAGGGGTTACCGCACTCAAAAGGTGGTAGCAGAGTACTTGAGGACTTGGTACCAGTATGCCGAGTCCTCAGGGGCTGGTCGTCAAGGTAGTGACATTCTAGGCACACCATACGATATTGAGGTTAAAGCAGTAACTAAATTTAGTCCTTTAGCATGGATTAAGCAGACTAAATCAAGGAAATCCGATAAACTTGGCTTCGTAGTTCTACGCTGCAACGGTCAAGGCGAGAAGGTGGGAGATTATGTCGTACTTTTGCCCTTGGATGACTTTATGAAGGTGTTGCATGGTTGAGCCAGTACGTTGCCCTAAATGTGGGGCGTGGATGATGGAAGGTTTAACCTGCTCAATATGTGCAAAGATCAATGCCCCGAGTGCCTAAGGTATAACACCAGTACGACAACCTATAACAAAGATTACTTTCATGAATGTAAAGATTGTGGTCATGAATGGAGTGAAGGTTATGGATAATAATTCAAATGACATAGATTGGGCTTATCAAAATGCCCTTCGTGAGCAATGGCTTAAAAATAATCCAAATGCAGGTTATATAGGCTGGACTTCAATATAAATTATAGAGTGTGACAGAGATCACATCTCACATAATGAGACGAGGTAAATAACTATGCTTAACCGATTTGACAAGGCGACTACGCTTCAAGTCTGCGACGCACCTAAAAGTGCGAACGCAAGCCCCGAAAGGGGATGGCTTGCGAGTTCGCCGCTTGTAGCATTTGGGGTATCTATTGTCTTAATTGCATTAAGCCTAGATTCTAAAAAGATTGATTCCGTTAAAGCCTTAGAGCCTATTAGAATGATTACCTATAAAGAGTATGCTCAATTAAAAATTGAGTCTGTTGCCCAATATAAATGCCTATCTAAACTGTATGGTAAAGAGAGTGCGTGGAACACCAAGGCAGTAGGTAACCTGACCGGTACCCATCGTGTGTATGGCATACCTCAGGGTAAGAGTGAGTATCTACGTACTGCAACAGGCTACCAACAGGTAGACTGGGGACTATCATACATAGCCCATAAGTTTGGGTTAGATGAGTATGGGTATATCAATGCGTGCAAAGCCTATAAGCATTGGCAAACAAAAGGATGGCATTGAGTAGTAGAGCATTAGGAACTCAGCAATGGAAAGACCTGCGCCTTAGAGTATTAGCAAGGGATGGCTACGTCTGTACCTATTGTGGTACACACCTTGAGGGTGGCAACGCAACGGTTGACCACATAACTTCACGCAAGGTTGGCGGCTCACTATTTGATCTAGACAACCTGACTTCAGCGTGCAAGCCTTGTAATTCCAAAAAGGGTAGCCGTTTTTTAAGCCGAGGTTCTACCCCCCCTGTC